TGTCCGTACACCATTATCTACATCTATGGATGGCGATTTTGATACAGGCAACGTTCGTTACAAGGCTCGTGAGCGTTACAGCTTCGGTTGGTCAGATCCTCTCGGTATGTGGGGTTCACCAGGTTCTGCTTAATAGCAAACTTGGAAATGTACTAGGATTAACCCAGCTTCGGCTGGGTTTTTCTTTGTCTGTAATTCATGATTTTCTCTATTCCACAGGTTAATAAAAAGGCGCATAGTTCAATTGTCCGGATGTTCCGGATACTATTTTAGGAGAATATTATGAAAGCATGGACAAAACCAGCAGCAACAGAAATGAGATTTGGCTTTGAAGTAACTATGTACGTAATGAACAAGTAATGGTCATCGTAACAGACTGTTATTAGTTTAATAAATTAGGGGCTTCGGCCCCTTTTTTTGTGCTATAATGCTTGCATTACCGGTTAATTCAGGTATGATACAGGAATCCGGGTTATCCGGTTCATTAGACTGTCCCGGCAGACGCATACAAGACTAATGAGCTTAACTTTGTATGAAGGAAAATATATTATGGCAATAACAACATTTAGCGGCCCAGTCCGATCACTCGCCGGTTTTATTACAGGTACAGACGTTAATTCAACAGTTACATCAGCAACATTAACAGTAACTTCAGCTTCTAACGGCCAAACAATCAATTTATCACGTGCAGCAGGCGCTGTAGTAACACTTCCAGCAGCTACAGGCACAAAAGCTACATATACATTTGTTATCGCAACAGCAGTTACATCTAATGACTATATTATTCAAGTAGCTAATTCAACAGATACATTTAATGGTTTAGCTTCAGTAGGCGGTACTACAGCTGCTATATTTGGTACATTACCAGCTTCTGACACAATCACTATGAACGGTTCAACAACAGGTGGTTTAGTTGGGTCTTACGTCCAAGTAACTGATATTGCAGCAGGCGAATATTTAGTAAGCGCAGCTTTAGTAGGTTCTGGTACTCCAGCAACTCCATTTAGCGCAGCTGTATAATTAATCATGGGGGCACTTAGCCCCCTAACTAAAATAAAGGAGATTAATTATGGCAATGCAATATGATGTACTAAGTGCTCATGCAAACGTTAGCTCTCAAATGGTCGTAGGACGTACAAGAGTTAAAGGTATTGTATTGGGTGGCGCTGCAGGTACTCTAAATTTATGGGATGCGACTAAAGCTCCAACGGCAGTTACTTATGGTAGAAGTGCTGGCGGTGTTATCACCATTACAAAAAATGCTCATGGATATCGAGCAGGTCAAAAAGTAGGTTTAACATTTGCAGCAGGTACAGGCGGTCAAGCCACTAACGGTAACTATATTATTCTTACTGTAGCTACCAATACTTACACAGTTCAAGATATTAATACAGGTGCTATTACTGCTGGTGCTAATGCTAACGAAAATACTCGTTGGTTGTTTTCAGTAGATAATGCGGATGTAGTTCCTTATAACATTGTTGTTCCAGGTGAAGGAATGCTAGCTGATAATGGTGTTTATGCACAAATGGTTAGTATCCCTAACGTAGAGATATTCTATGGCTAGCAAGAAAAAAGGTGTGTCCTTAGCAGTCGGACGTGGTGAGAAGCTCCCTGTGTCTAAAGGCGCAGGTCTTACCGCTAAAGGTCGTGCTAAATATAACGCAGCTACAGGATCAAACCTAAAGGCACCACAACCACAAGGCGGACCTCGTAAGAAGTCGTTTTGTGCAAGGATGTCTGGTATGCCTGGTCCTATGAAAGATGAAAAAGGTAGACCTACTCGTAAGGCAGCCTCGTTAAAAAGGTGGAATTGCAAATGAGTAACGAACGCGAATTAGCAGAACACGGTGTAGAAATTAAACATATTCAGTCTGATGTAGATACTATTATGGAAGATATGGACCAATTAAAAAAACGTCTTGATGGAATTGAAAAGACACTAGAAGAAATCAAAGGCGGCTGGAAAGTATTTATTATGATTGCTACTTTCTTTTCAGGTGTAGTAAGCTGGATGGTAGCTCATTGGCTAGGTAAATAATATGTTTGGTTGGTTTAAAAAGAATAAACAAAAGGAGTTATTAAATGAAATCATTAATTCAAAAGTTGAAGAACAAGCTACAGAAGCTGTTATCAAAGCTATCAAAGTAGAACCAAAGAAAGAAGAAGTTAAGCTAAAAAAGCCTAATCACTTCTTAGATTGTAATTGTTTTAAATGTTTAAAATGGAAACAAAATGCCAAGTAAATCAAAAGCACAACATAATTTAATGGCAGCAGTAGCTAATAACCCAGCCTTTGCTAAAAAAGTTGGTATTAAAAAATCAGTAGGAGAAGAGTTTATGAAAGCAGACAAAACTAAAAAGTTCGGATCAGGTGGTGCACTTAAGGCAGTTGATTCAAGTGACAATCCTGGATTATCAAAATTACCAACGGAGGTTAGAAATAAAATGGGCTACATGAAAAAAGGCGGTATGGCTAAAAAAGATATGATGCAAGATAAAAAGACAGTTAAAAAAGCTGTAGGTATGCATGAGAAACAATTACATGGTGGTAAGAAGTCAGACTTAGCTGCTCTTAAAAAAGGCGGCAAAGTTAAAAAGATGGCTGGTGGTGGCTGTGCTAAAATGGCTAAAGGCGGCGGTATTGAGAAAAAAGGTAAAACTAAAGGAAGGATAATTTAATCATGACACCAAAAAAACCAACACCACCTGGTTATGTACCAACTAACCCTAAAACTCCACGACCAACTGTTGATTCTGGATTAATGCCAGCAGTGTCAGGCCAACGACCTAGAGCTGACGGGTCTTATGGTGCACCACCAACAACAGGCGGTCCTAAACCTGCTCCTCAAGTTAGACCACCTAGATCAACTAAAGTAAACCCTATAGCGGCTAAACACGGACTTAAATACGGACAATCGCTTCCTATGAAAAAAGGAACAGGACCATCTGCACTTTCTCCTGAAGTATTAGCTAAAGCTAAAGGAATGAAAAAAGGCGGTTCAGTAGGTTCAGCATCTAAACGTGCTGACGGTATTGCAACAAAAGGTAAAACTAAAGGCAAGATTTGCTAGGAGAATATTATGGCATTTAAGGGGCTCGATAGAATGAAAAAAGCAATGGATAAAGTTCAGGACATGCAAGAAAAAGATCCGAACGAAATGGCAGCTGAAAAACTCAATAAAGAAATACAAGAAGTTCAAGAGAAACAAAGAAAAGAGTTTGATATGCCTAAGAAAAATATACCTCTTAACGACGATATGGGTCCTTTGCCAGAAAAGAAATCAACTAAAAAATATGCTAAAGGCGGTATGGTTAAATCTTCAGCATCTAAACGTGCAGATGGCTGTGCTACAAAAGGTAAAACGAAAGGTAGGATAATATAATGGCAGGCGCAATAACAGGACCACTTCAAAATATAAGGGACACTGTAGGACAAATACCGGGACAGCCACAACAACCTAGACAGCCTCAAGGTGGGTTTCCACAATTTCCAGGGTTTCCAGGGTTTCCAGGGTTTCCAAGGTTTCCAAGACAAGGTCAAACACCAACTACTCCCGGATTTAATCCACGTCCTCTGCCAGAAGGTTATCAAAGTCAATATGGTAATTATGGATTTGATCCACAACTACAAAATTATTTAGATCAGCAATATGTTGCATCTACTAGAGATGCTGGTGTTGGCTTTCAATACAACCCAACAAACCAAACATTTACAGGCGCAACAATGGGTGGAATGTATAACCCTATTCCTTTAAATGTAATGCAACAAGCTGCCGGTGGCAATAGAGACGTATTAAATCCATACTTCCAATCTAGGTTCCCACAACAACCAGGAAGTCCACTAACTCCAGGGCCGAACACGGCACCACCAGGACAGCAAGTTATTGGATTTAGAACACCTCGTCAAGGCCAGACCTTATCTGATTACAACATATATGGACCTATAAACCCTCCAGTAAATCCAGGTATGCAGCCGGTAGCGGCAGTAGCTCAACCCCCACAACAACGTGGACTAGGTGGATTACAAGTAGATAAGTTTAGAAATAGATTAGGCTAAGGAGAACATTATGGGCGGCGTAGTTAGCGGAATAGGCGATTTTGCAGGTGACGTAATAGGCGGAGTTGGTGGTGCTATTGGTAGCGTTGCCAATCAAATCCCTGTTGTTGGACCTTATGTAGGCCCTGTTATATCTGGTGTAGCGGGTGGAGGATTTCCAGCTTTTGCTTCATCATTAGCTTTTAATGCAGCTACAGGAAAATATGGCAGTGGAGGTGGAGGTTCTTCAGGTAGCGCCTCTGCTCCAAAATATGCTCAACCAACATATAATTATGGCGCTAATAGTTATCAAATGGGTAACAATCCCGTAGATACTTCTAAATATTTTATTACAGGTGACAAAGGTGTATATAATCTTTTACCTGCATTAGGTCAAATTAGTCCTAAAACACTATCATCATCTGCTCCAATATATAATGATGCATGGGCAAATGGCGTAGCTAATAAAACTTATTACACTCCTTACGAAGCCTACAATGATTTATCTGCGCAAATGGCTAAGGACCCTAAAGCATTAGCTGCATTTCAGTCTATGTATAAACCTACAACACCTGCAAGTAAAGGTGTAAGCCCATATGTAGATTTTGGATTAGGTTCGTCTATTGGTAATAATGCAACTTATGGAAATATTGCTAACTACGCTTCAACAAATCAAAATCCTTTTTATGTTCCTTTTAATGCTACTGGTGGAAAAACAGCTACATTTACACCGCCTCATGTTTTAGAAGCACAAAAAAGGGCAGAAGCAAAAGCACGATTTGAAAGACTATCTCCAGAAAAACAACAAGAAAGATTAGCAGAACGACGAACTGTTATGAATAATCTTATAAATAGAGTAGACCCTACTTCAACTATAAGAAATGTTATACAAAATAGAGCTAATAATGGTCCTACAGGTATAGCCGGATTAAGGAGAAAATAATGAGACCTTCACGTGGTATGGGCGCAATAAAGACAAGTAAAATACCTGGTGCTATGCCTGATAGAATGCCTGCTGGCAAGGTTAAAAAACGTCGTGATAACACAGACTTTACGCAGTATAAAAAAGGTGGCGCAGTTAAGTCACTAGATAAACTTGCTAAACAAGAAATAGATACTAAAAGAATAGGCAAAAAAGAAGGTGGCAGTGTAAACGCTGCAGGTAATTATACTAAACCTAGTTTACGTAAAAGCATCGTATCTCAAGTAAAAGCAGCTGCAACTCATGGTACAGGCGCTGGTCAATGGTCAGCTCGTAAAGCACAACTTGTTGCTAAAAAATATAAAGCTGCAGGCGGCGGATATAAGTGAGTTCACTAGCTAAACCACAAAGATCACTAAAAGCATGGGGTGATCAAAAATGGAGAACCAAGTCAGGTAAAAAGTCTAGTGAAACAGGTGAAAGATATTTACCTGAAAAGGCAATAAAAGCATTAAGCCCTCAAGAATATGCATCAACTACAAGGGCAAAAAGGGCAGGTAAAGCTAAAGGAAAACAATTCGTAGCTCAACCTAAATCTGTTAAACAAAAAGTAAAACCTTATAGAAGAGTAAAATAATGGTAGATAGAACCTCTGGTACCGTAGCCTTTAACTTAAATGTTAATGAGTTAATCGAAGAAGCCTTTGAAAGATGTGGTCAAGAACTACGTACGGGCTATGACTTCCGTACTGCACGTCGTTCAATTAATCTCTTAACGATTGACTGGGCTAATCGTGGTTTAAACTTATGGACACTAGAACCTGGTCAAATTCAGTTGAACCAAGGACAGATTATGTATCCGTTGCCTAACGATACGATTGATTTGTTAGACATGGTAACAAGAACAGGCACAGGATTAAACCAACAAGATATTAATATTAACCGTATTAGTGAGTCAACATACATCACGATACCAAATAAAAATGCAACAGGTCGTCCGATCCAAGTATGGATTAATAGACAAAGCGGCCAAGAGAACCCTACTGATATTCTATTAAATGAAACTTTAACAGGCACAAATACTACAGCAGACAATACAATTACGTTGTCAAGCACTGTAGGCTTAGCTCAATTTGGGTTTATTAAAATTGGTAATGAAACGATTCAATACGGCGGTATAAGTGGTAATACGATTACAGATTGTATAAGAGCTGTCAATAACACAGCTATCGCTCCTCATGCGATTGGAGATAGAATCTACGTGCAAAACTTACCTACAGTCAATGTATGGCCAGCACCAGACCAAAGTAACTTTTACACATTTGTGTATTACAGATTAAGACGTATTCAAGACGCAGGTAGCGGTGTAACTAATGAAGATATTCCGTTTAGATTTATTCCTGCTATGGTAGCTGGGTTAGCTTCGTACTTATCTATGAAGTTACCTAATGTAGACCCAGGTCGCATACAGATGTTAAAACAAGATTATGAGGAAGCGTATCAAAACGCAGCTGACGAAGATAGAGAAAAGGCTGCAATAAGGTTTGTACCACGCAGCTCATTCTATTATTACTAAGGGTCAAAGATGCCTAATAAGTACTCTAGTGGCAAGTATGCGATTGCCCAGTGCGATCGATGCAACTTTAGGTTTAAATTAAAACAGCTTAAACGCTTAATAATTAAGACAAAAAATGTTAATATACTGGTATGCCCAGAATGTTGGGAACCGGATCAACCGCAATTATCACTAGGTTTATACCCAGTTAATGATCCGCAAGCAGTGAGAAACCCAAGACCTGATAGTCCGAGCTATTTTCAGTCAGGCTTAAATGGTGTACAAGTAGAATCAGGTACTGGCCCGTCACCTATACAGACAGGGGTTCCGTTAGGCGGTAGTAGGATAATACAATGGGGCTGGGCTCCTGTAGGTGGATCAAGAGGATTTGATACAAGTTTGACTCCTAATGATCTAGTAGCAATAGGTAACGTAGGTACAGTAACAGTAACAACAACTTAAGGAGAAGTAGCATGGCATATAAATCAGGAGCTGACGGTATTACTAAAAAAGGTAAAACTGAAGGTAAAAATTTAGGTAATGACGGCGCTAAAGTCGGTATTGAAAAAGGCCCAAAACATACAGGTTCTAAAGGTGGTAAAAAGAATATTGATATGAAAACTATGGGTCGTGGCTTAGCTAAAATTGCAGCACAGAAAAAAGGATAATAATCATGGCAAAAGATAACAGACCAGCAGCACAATCAACAGGTACTGAGTTTTTCCCTGCCGATACTGCACAACCGCTAGAAAAATATGTACAACCAAGAGTAAATCCTAATAGCTTAGATATTGAAGTTTCTCAAGATCCTAACAAGTTAAAGTCACAAGACCTTAATTTTAAAACAGCTAGACAACGCGTTAGCGCAGGTGATCCTGGTTCTAAAGTTATGAATCGAAACGGGGAAGTTACTATTCGTGGTTGTGGTGCAGCGACTAAAGGTACTAAAGCTAGAGGCCCGATGGCGTAATAAATGAATTACACCCAGTTAGTTAACGAGATACAAAGTTATACAGAAAATCAGTTTGCAACGACTGACATTAATACTTTTATCCAACAAGCTGAACAACGTATTTATAATATGGTGCAACTTCCTGCGCTTCGTAAGAATGTGACAGGGACTACAACCTCTGGAAATAAGTATTTAAATATACCGAGTGATTGGCTATCAACATTTAGTTTGGCAGTAATTAATGACGCTAATGAGTATACATATCTTTTAAACAAAGATGTTAACTTTATCAGACAAGCATTTCCTGATACGGACTCAGATTTTTATGGAGAGCCTCAATATTACGCAGTATTTGATAATTCAGCATTTATACTAGGTCCTACACCTGATGCTAATTACGATGTTGAGTTACATTACTTTTACTACCCTCAGTCTATTGTTACTGCTGGTAATACTTGGTTAGGCGATAATTTTAGTTCAGCACTATTATATGGTTCATTATTAGAAGCATACACCTACATGAAAGGTGAGGCAGATGTGATTGCTCAATATCAAAAACGATATGATGAAGCTATGGCACTATTGAAACAACTTGGTGATGGTAAAAATAGACAAGACGCTTATAGAAGCGGACAAGTAAGGTACCCAGTTCAATGATTTTAGGACAAGCACAAACCACTACATTTAAACTAAATCTATTAAAAGGTTTAGAGAACTTTTTTACTGGGTCACCATATGTATATAAAATTGCTTTGTATAATGCAACGGCTACGATTAATAGTGAAACAACTGCATATACAACAGATAATGAAATTACAGGTACAGGCTATACCGCGGGAGGAGAAGTTTTAAGCCCCACATTAGGTAGTGATACTAGTAATAATACAGCATATGTTACGTTTGCTAATGTTACGTGGAGTCCTGCAAATTTTACAGCTGCCGGGGCTTTGATATATAATAGCACTACAAATGCATCGGTTGCAGTATTAAATTTTGGAGCGGATAAAACAGCCACTACTAGTTTTACAATCCAATTTCCACCAGCAACATCAACCAGTGCAATATTAAGAATTAATTAAGGAGAATCATATGATTAAAGAAACAGGAGGCTTTGGCGATTCAGCTATTGCTACATTAAATACCGGTGCCCAAGCCAATGAATTAGTGGGCATAGAAGGCCACTATAAAGTTACATGCCGTGACAAAGAAGGCAATTTAAAATGGGAAGAATCATTTCCTAATTTAGTTAACGAAGGCGGTAAAGAGTTGTTACTTAATACATTACTTCGTACATCTGGCACATATACAACAGTAGGACCATTTTTAGGCTTAATTGGAGGATCTACTCCAACATTTGGTACAGGTACTGATACTATGACGTCACATGCAGGTTGGACAGAGTTCACTAACTATACAGTGGGTGGTTCAGCAGTACGTGGTACAGCAGTATTTAGTGCATCAACTTCTACAGGTTCTACACC